GAAATAATTGACCTGATAGAAACGGCGAGGCCATTGATGGATCATTTGCAGAAAAACTATGACGCCCGCTGCTGTTTCGTTATATACCCGGACAGCGTAAAGATTATGCGGGACGAAAGGGTGATACTGAGCCCGAAATGCTGTCCATTATGATAACTATGATTTTAGGCTTAGCTGCCTTGGGTTTTAGTTTATTTGGTTGCCGGCTTATGCACAAGATGAACGGTTATAAACCGTTAATATTTACATCGATTGGACAAATCCTAGGATTCATAACGATTGTGATTATTCTCAACAATTTGCCCTCTTAGATCGCGGGATAAGGATTTGACACAACGAAAAAACGAATCTTGCATGAGGCCATTTTGTAAACATTGAGCTGGTTTGTATTTAAGGTATTCCGATAATTCAATTAATAATTCTAACGAATCTTCATCGCAAAGCGGCATCACCCTATACGTTACTGAAAGCAAAGCTGAAAATTCTTCCTGCGATATTGTTACATTGCTTTGAAAAAGTATAGAAAACTTGCCGGAAAAATCTTCATACGCTGCGCTTCTCTTATTAAGGATGGATATCTTTTTCAATTTGATTTTGGCTTGTGAATTTATGTAAGCTGTTGCAATTGGTGCGACAATAGCGGCTAAAGCCGCAATTAACGACATAACGACAGTAGCATTCATGTAAGTACCTCCAAAAATAAAATTTATCAAAATTGTACATCATTTTCCAAAATATTACAACATCTTGAAAGGAGTCCTCACCGTGGGAAAGCGTCTGTATCTTTCTCACAAAAGACAAAACGACGACTATACAAAAGCCTACAAAGACCTCGATATGAACGAATATCGCAGGGCAGTCCGGGACACCGGCTTCGTGGACTTTGTGTCCCTGGCTGAGGAGATCGTATCAAAACAAATGAGGCTCGTGAGCTTCAACTATGACGAGGATGAATATGAGCTCGTCTGCTTTGTAAAGGGCAACACGGACTTGTACATCGTCGAGCACAGCCATGAGGGCATCTTCATGGGATACAACCTTTACGCGAGGCCGGAGGGCGAAACCAGCCTGATACTGCTTGAGGGATACGACGACTATGAATCCGCAAAGAACGTTATGGATGATATCAAATTCGGCCTGACGCTGGGCATGGAATACTTCCGGCTGCCGGCCAACTGCGGGGAGGATGAGGATGAGTGAGAAGGGGCCGCGGATTATACTTGATCTCTGCGGCGGAACCGGGGCGTGGAGTAGGCCGTACAAAGAAGCCGGGTATGATGTGCGGGTGATAACACTGCCAGAATATGACGTTACAACCGCCCAATGCAAACAGACCAGCGACTATACGCATGATCCGCCTAAAGATGGCGCTACGCTATTCTTTTTCAAACAGACCGGAGGATTCCGCGCGCTTGATGTCAAAGACGTCTGCGGCATCCTTGCCGCGCCGCCCTGTACGGAATTCAGCATCGCGAAAAACGGCAGCCACAGAAAACGGGATTTAACCGCCGGCATGAGGACTGTAACAGCTTGCATGAATATCATATGGTTCTGCCAAGAGCACGGCAAATTGCAGTTTTGGGCTATGGAAAATCCGGTTGGGTATCTGCGGCAATTTCTAGGCATTCCGCACTACACCTTCTATCAGTGGTGGTTCGGCGATAATGGCATCAAACGCACGGATTTATGGGGTTACTTCAACAGCCCTAAGCAAAAGGTTTTCGGACGACCGGACAACCCGTATTTTGTAAAGCAGTACAAGTCCGGCAAAAAGAATCAATTCTGCTGGTCTACGCCGAAGCCGCCGGAATGGTATGAAGGACCGCCGCTCGATCGTGCGGCGCTCAGAGCCATAACCCCGGCGGGGTTCGCGGAAGCGTTTTATAGAGCCAATAAGCCGAAAGCTGTATAGGGGTGATGATGATGAACCGGTACCGCGTCCTGTTTAAAGACGGCGGCTCAACCAAAGTATTCGCTGTCTGCGTCTCCGACGCTGAGTACATCGCCAGGATAAGGAAAGCGGCAGAGCCCGTCGCCGGCTTAAGACCCAAAAACAGCTTTTGCAGGAAGCTCTGTCCCGCCATATTGCTGATGGAGAGCTGCTTGAACTTGCGAACGCTTACTTTGACGGTGATGATCTCAATAATAACGCTCTGCTTATAGCCGGTCTTATTCAGGCGTCCGCCGACGGTAACGTCCAGGCGTTTGATCGGCTGCAAAGGATACTCGGAAAAGATGACAGGCATGTCGCCGAGGTTGCCAAGCTTAAAACCGAGAACAGGATATTGCAGCAGAAGCTTGATATTTTACTTGGCAAGGTTGATGTCAAAGAGCTGGGCTTACTGGAGTTTTTAAAAGATGGTTAAGGCGGGACCGAAACAGAGGGAATATATCAGAAACAGCGTCCGGGATGAGATCATATACAACGTAGCCGAGGGCGGTATACGTACCGCCAAGACGACGCTCAATACAGCGGCGTTTCTAGTCAATCTGGAACAAACGCCGGACGAGGTTCATCTTGCGATAGGGGCCGAGGCAAATACCATAAAATTGATCTGTCATCAGAAGTTTGTTCAGTTTCTTGGGCCGAGTATGGTCAGCTTTGGAAAGTATGAGGACGTCTCGTGCTGCCGCATTTTAGGCAAAGTAATTCTCTTTGTCGGGGGAAGCAGTACAAGCGACTGGGAGCGGTTCCACGGCTTTGATATCGGTATGATTCTAGCCTCCGAATTCGATACGCTCCATGAAAATACAATTGCGGAAATGTTGGCCCGTATCGTAGCCAGCAAGCGCAAGAAGGTTTTTATTGACCTTAACCCTACGCATCCCAGGCATTACTGCTATGTAAACTATATTGACGAGTGGTGCAAACACACAAACTGCAACTATAACAAATTTAACCTGGACGATAACATGAGCCTCACTGAGGCTGACAAGGAATATGCCAAAAGCATGTATCCTGTTGGCTCTGTGTTTTATAAACGGTTCGTGCTGGGTCAGAGGGCCGCGGCTGAGGGCGCTATATATCAAATGCCAAGCGACTTTTTAATAGGGCCGAAAAAGATGGAATTCAGGCAAATAAACGCCGGCGTCGATATCGGCCAAAACAAATCCAAAACGGTTTTTGTACTGACCGGTATCGGAAAGACGGAGGCCGTTGTCCTTGATGTCGTAAAGCTCGACAGGGATCAGAGCACGGAACGGATCATCGACATATACAAAGACACGATTGCGCGATGGAAAACAGAATACCCGCTTTTGCGGGACGTCTATGTGGACAGCGAGTGCCAATCGTTTATCAGATCATTTGATAACCTGGGATTGCCGGTCATTGTCCGCAACGCCTTAAAGATGCGGATAAAAGACAGGATCACATATACGGCGCGTCTGATTGCCGCCGGGAAGCTTCACGCCTTTAGCCATTGTAAGGTGTTTGAGGATGCATTAAGCGGCGCGGTCTGGGACGGCAAGAAATTAAACGATGTGCGGCTGGATGACGGCACAAGCGATATTGATACCTTGGACGCTTTTGAGTACAGCATAGAGCGCGAATTCAGAGATTTACTGGGGGTGTAGAAAATACCATTCCAAAACTTTTTTATGATGATCCTTAATTTTTTTAAGAATCTGTTTGGCGTGCAGCCCCAGACGACCACATTTGAACAGCAGCAGAACTTTATATACGATATCAAGTATAAGGACATAACAGATTTCAATCTGATCAGCGTGCTCGCGAATAAGCTGACAAACCTGGCTCTGTCTGATTCGAGGATCACTATTGCCTCCGATGATGAAAACCCGCGGTCAGTGTACTTAAATTCGGTTTTCATGAAATTAGTTGAAAACCTGGACCGCATCACGTCCCGCGCTCTGGGCTTCGGCTCCGTTGTCGTGAAGCCCTGCATAGACGGCGACAATATTTATTTTGATATCATTCCGCAGAGCAATTTTGTTGTTGTGGAGAGCAGCGGAGACAAATTGATAAAAGCCGGGTTCGTAGCCGAGACAATCGTCCTGGGCAACTATGACAGGATCAGCCGGATAGAGTACCACATCCTGAATCCCGATGGGACATACACAATTGAACAGAAAGCGCTGAAAAATGATCAGGAGGTCCCGCTTAACACTTACCCGGCCTGGGCGAACCTTCCGCCGGCACAGACGATCACCGGCGTAACCCGGATGCTTTTTACCATACTCAAATGCCCGATGGACAACAAGCGTACATCTGTTGATTTCTACGGCGTTCCTATCACCTTTGGGCAGGATAAGTTACTCGGCGAGATAAACGCGGTCTTAAACAAGCTCCAGCGCGAAATTGAGATCAAGGATTCGTTCATCGGGGCCGATTATAAGCTGTTTATGGACGGCAATCTCCCGGAAAGCGGCGTTTTTAAATTCTTCAAGAGTGACAATCAGGACTTTTTCCAGATATTTGATCCCAATATCCGGGAACAGAACTATATCAACGTCCTCGACTTCAAGCTCTCACAGCTTGAAACCGCTGTGGGCGTTAACCGCGGCGTGTTGACCAGAATGGAAACGCAGCACGCCACGGCGACGCAGATCAAGCGCAGCACGCAGGACACCTTCGCCCTGGTAGACAAGCTTCGGGCAAATATAGAGAAAAGCCTGAACGATCTGGCCTATGCGTGTGATGTCCTTGCCAACGCGAACAATATCACGCCTCCGGGGGATTGGGTGCTTAACATACACTGGAGTTACGCGCTGCTGGAGGACAGCACCGAGACATGGGCGCAGTTGATTCAGGGCCAGGCTGTGGGGGCCGTGAGCCTTGTTGAGCTGCGGGAATTTATATTCGACGAGGACCGCGAAACGGCGGAGGAAAACCTGCCCAACGATATTCCGGTGTCGGTGAACTTGCCGCCGGCTGAAAGCGCCGGTGCCTGATGCTCACCGAAGATCAGCTCAAGGTAATACCGGACCCGATCCAAGACATATTTATAAAGCTTGAGCGCGACGCCGTCGCCGTTATCTGTGAGCACATCAGGCGGATAGGCGAGCTGTCGCAAGCGGATATATACAAACTCAATGAGCTGCGCAACGTGGGTTTTAGCCTGCGGGAAATCCGCGATAATATATCCGATACGATAAGCAGGAGCCGTGATGATATTGACAAGATATTTGCTCAGGCGACGCGGAAGGAATATGAATCGCAAAGGCTCAACACAACGCCGTTTAAATCAAACTCTCAGCTTGTCGAATTAATAAGCTCAATATCAGAGGCCACGCACGGAGATATAGCCAACATGTCAAGGACTATAGGTTTTATCGACACCAAAGGCCGATGGCAGGAGCTGGCCGCGTATTATCAAAACACCATAGATTATGCGATCTTGCAGATCAGAACCGGCCAAACAGATTTTAACAGCGCTATGTCCTCGACGATTAGAAATATAGCTGATAACGGATTAACCTATGTAGACTACGCGAGCGGATACCGTAGACGTCTGGATTCCAGCGTGCGCAGCGCCCTTTTGGGCGGGCAGGCCGGCTTATCAAAAGCCGCGGCAAGGCTCACCGGGGAGCAATTCGGCGCTGACGGCATGGAAATAACCTGGCACAGCGGGTTTAGACCCACTCATTGGTTTGGGGGCCAGCAATTTACTATGCGGCGCTTTAACAACGAGATAGAACCGCGGCTTGAGGACCCGAACTGCTATCACAGGGCATTTCCTATCATTCTGGGTGTTTCGTCCCCCACATACTCAAATGATCAGTTGCGGACGCTGAATGCCAAAGAGACCGTCACAAAACCATTTCGCGGAAATGAATACAACAAGTATGAACAGACCCAGGCGCAGAGGCAGATGGAGACGGCGATCCGCAGAGAAAAGGACAGGATCAACGCGTTTGCCGCCAGCGGCGATAAGGCGAGCGAGGACAAGGCCCGCGGGCGGCTTGCGGGGTTGAATGAGCAGTATACAAAATTCAGCAAAGCGGTGGGTTTGAGCAAGAAACCTGAAAATACAAGGGTTTCGGGCTTTAAAAGATAGCAATTAAGCGCGGTTTCGCGCTTTTTTATCGCCCTTTTCGACGCAGGGCTAAAAGAACGGCGCATCGGGTGACGCCGACCACCTAAAACGGCTAGATGAGCAGGAGGGAAGTTATGAAAACAGAGCAATTAAAAGAACTCGGTTTAACAGATGAGCAAATCGCGGAGGTGATGAAGCTTAACGGCATAGCCGTTACCAGGGCGACGGATTCAGTCAGTGCAAAGCTTCAATCCGTCGAAGAAAAACTTAAACTCGCCGAGAGCAGCTTAAAAGCCTTTGACGGCGTCGATGTTGAGAAGTTTAAGGGCGATATCAAGACGCTCGAGCAACAGTTAAGCCAGAAAGACGCCGATTATCAAAAAAAGCTCTATGATATTGAGTATGATACGGCGCTCAAGGATTTAATCGGCAAGGAAAAGTTCTCGTCCGAGTACGCGAAGCACGGTGTCATGGGCGAGATCAAAGCCAAGGGCTTGAAATTCGAAGACGGCAAAATCCTGGGCTATGACGATATGCTGAAAGCAATCAAAGCAAAGGAGCCGGCGGCGTTTACTGTGGAGGCCAAGCCGGACGGTAATCCAAACAAAGTTGTAATCCCCCCCGGCAATGGCGGCCAGGGCGGAGACGCCGCAAAGCCCAGCCTGACAGAGATGATGAAGCTGGCGAACACCAATCCCGCCCAAACGGCGGCGATTATCTCACAGATGCCGCAATATAAACCCCAGACAGCGGCAATGAACACACAGAATAAACAATAGGAGGATGTATGTCAGGAATATTTGATAAGTCAGTTTTCAACGCGGATGTATTCGCCGCATATACGCTTACGGTCCCAAGGACCAAAAGAAACGAGCTGCTCCGCGCCGGCGTTCTGCGGACGCGCCCCGACCTCGCCGCGATGTTCCCTGAGCAGGCCGGCGGCAACTATGTCGTTATTCCTATGTTCGGCAGGCTTACGGGAACACCGGACAAGTATGACGGTCAGACAGACATCACTGCGACATCGATAGACAGCTATTCGCAGGGCATGGTTGCGCACGGCGCGGCCAAGGCGTTTACGGAAAAGGACTTCCTCACCTCGATCACCGGCGCGGATTTCATGCCGCAGATCGCAAGCCAGATCGTAAACTACTGGGATGATTACCGGCAGGCTGTATTACTGGCTGCCCTAAAGGGTATTTTCAGTACAACGGACGCGCTCAGCCAGACTTTTGTGACAAAACACACCTACAACGCAACACTGAGCACGGCTTCACCTGATCCTATCAACCCGAACCTCAATCCCAAGGCGGTAAACGCCACAACCCTTAATTCGGCGATTCAGCAGGCAAGCGGAGACAACAAGAATATCTACACCGTGGCTATCATGCACTCTGCGGTTGCGACGAATCTTGAAAACCTCAATCTCTTGAAATACGTGCTGTACAACGACGCAAACGGCATGATCTCCAACACGAATATCGGCCAGTGGAACGGCAGGACTGTATTTGTCGATGATTCGATGCCCTTTAACGGAACGAATTACACGACGTATATTCTGGGTGCCGGCGCGTTTGACTATGCGGATCTGCCGGTTAAGGTTCCGTTCGAACCATACCGCGATCCCAAAACTGCCGGCGGTCAGGATTACCTGTATTCCAGAAACCGCGAGCTGCTTTCGCCTTACGGCTTCCACTTCACAAAGGCCGCTATGGCGACGCTCTCGCCGGACATCTCTGAGCTGGAGATGGGGGCCAACTGGCAGGTAGTCCACAACGTTGACAACACGATGGCCTTTGACCACAAGGCGATCCCGATTGTCAGGATCATATCGGAGGGCTAAACATGGCGATTGAGAGAAGAACGCTGCCAGACGGCAGTGTTGTCGGATTTAACACGGAGCGAAACTCGTTCTGCAATCTGCCGCCGGAGATGAAAGAGCCGGAGCCGCCGGAGGATACGCCGCCCGGCGGTACGGAGCCGCCGCCGGAAGTTACTCCCGGAGAGCTGCCGAAGAATATCCCGCCCGGCGCTCAGGGCGCTCAGGGAGCACCGAAAGACCCCAAGTCAAAATGATCACTTATGATGATTATCTGACCTTGGGATACAGCAAGATTACGGCTGAACAGTTTGGGCGATATGAGGCCATGGCGACGGCGATTGCTGTTAAGTACACCTTTGGGCGGCTGACGTCTGATACGGCTACAGAGACCAATAAACGCGGCGTATGTGAGCTTATGGACTGCCAATATTATCTTGATAATGTCGGTTATGTCACGAGCTTCTCAAACGGGGCCTACTCTGAGAGCTACAACCTGGCCCACCAGAACGCCATGGCTGTAAATGACATTATCGAGGCTTACTTTACGCCGGAACAACTGTATAGGGGTGTATGATGCTTGGGATGCCGCATACCGTCACGATATGGAATAAGTATAGAACTGGCAATAAAGACATCTGGCAGAGGACTATACTCGAAGGGTGCAGCTTTTTAAATACCGCCGGCATGACGACGCCCGATAACACCCAGGTCATACAGGACAACATATTGGTTGTTATACCGTACAGGGACGGCTATGTATCAAAAATGGAGTGGCTGGATTCAGACGATAAATCCGGCTGCTTTACTTTTGGTGTGGGCGACCTGGTTGTACTTGGCAGTTGTCCGGATGATATCAATAACTCCGACATCACGGCGGTCAAGCTCAAAAATCAATATGCCCCTGATTCTTTTATCATTAAGACCGTCACGGACCGCACGGCGGAATATATGCGGGCGAAGCATTGGGAGATCGGAGGCGATTAATGAGCGCAAATATCAATTTCGGCTGGAACAGGCCCATAAAAGACATCATCAGGGAGACGACCGGCGGAGATAAGACGGCTCTGTTTGCTGCCAGCCAGTGGCAAAAGCTGATAGACCCCTGGGTGCCGATGCGTACCGGTCATCTTGCGCATGACCAGGTGAGAATTTACACGACATACTCTGGTTCCGTGACTGTTGGGATAATTGAGTATTACGCCCCGTACGCCGCGCGCCTCTACTACAATGATTTCTTGAATTTCTCAAAGGAAAAACACCCGTACGCCAGCGCCTTTTTTGACAGGGCGGCCAAGAACGCCGGAAAGGGCGCGGACCTGCTGAAATCCGTGGAGAGGTTTATAAAAAATGGCGGTAAATAAAGATCAGGCCGTGCTTGAGTGGATACTTGGCAACCCCGATAACCAGGACGCCGTATTATTCAACTATTTGACCGGGCACAACGGGGCTCAATCGGTTGTCCCGATATCGACCTCCACCGCGATAGAGGAATACATTGACGGGACAAAGAAGAAGGAGTATGACCTCGCTCTCCAGTTTATGTTTTCCGCTTCGGAGACGACGGACGATGTCAATATCCAGCACATGGGCATGCTGCGGCGCTGGCAGGACTGGATCGAGGAGCAGGAGCGCGGCGGCGTATACCCGGACTTCGGCCCCGACTGCATGATCTTTGAGGTCAAGAACCTCAACAACAACCCGGAGCAGCTCAACTACGGCAACGACATGACAAAACTGTTTTTCATGGTTGCGATTATTTATAGGGAGTGATTTATTTGGCGACAAACGCGCCTGACGTTTACAGAAAGAAACATCTGAACTATATATTCATCGATACCGCGAAGGCGACCGACGGATCCGGCTACAATTGGGTGAGGATCATGACGTCCGTCGATTTCGCGATCGCGTATAATCCGAATTCGATAAGCCGCGACTATATCAGCTACGCGACCCCCTCCGTCGAGCTTGACAGTTACAGGCCGCAGCTAAAGCAGACACAGACGGCTATAATCGGCGACCCGATTTATGATTTTATTGCCGACATGGCGCGCAATCAGGCGACAGGTTTTGACGCGGTGACGAACATGATGATCGTGACCCAGAATAAGGACGCGGACGGCAACGAGCTCGCGTACATGTGTGAGGTCCTGATCACGATCGATACCGATGATTACGTGGCCGCGACGATAACCTACAGCATCGATCAGCGCGGCGACAGGACGTACGGGACGGCTACGGTCAGAGACAATATGCCGACATTTGTGCCGGCGGTATCCGTAGCACCGTAAGAATAATTAATTGGGCCGCTCTCTTTAGGGCGGCCCCGTAAATTAGATCAGGAGGACTATATGCGCAAAGAGATAAAGATCGACATACCTCAGACCGAGGACAATATCATCGTCGTCAACGGTATTGAGTTCATCATTCTGAAATCCAATATCGATATCCTTGACGACGCTATGAACGTTATAGACAACTGCGGCAAGCTTGACCCGAACAACTATCAGCAGATCATCATGATGATCAAGCAGGTCATCGGGCTTATAGACGGCATCCTCGGCGATGGGGCCATTAAGGTCATAATGGGCGGCAGGCCCGTCAACCTCAATGTCGCGGTTAATATCTTACAGGAAGTCCTGGGCGCTGTTATTGACATAATGCGACCCCAGAAAAACGATGTTCAGGCTTGACAAGGACGCGTTCCCACGGACAATAAACGCGGACGGCAGAGAATACCGCGTCAATCCGGATTTTCGGACGGTCCTCGGAATACTGCATTCCGACAATATAAGTCTGGCCATACTGCGTGACTTCTTTATTGACGAATGCCCCGTTGATTACGGCGGCGCGTTTTCGGAATTCATAAACCCGCCAGATGATTGCGAGGATGATTACGACGACGAGCCGGAAGAAAAGCGCTTTGATTATATATTTGACGCCGAGGAAATCTACTCCAGCTTTATGCGTGACTACGGTATAGACCTGGCAGATATAGAGTATCTGCATTGGCGGAGCTTTCAAATCCTGCTGAATGGGCTGTCGGAAACCAGCCCACTGCGCGAGAAGATCAGCCTGAGGTTCATGGACACAAACGAATATACCGGCGAGAAGCGGGTTAAAGTCGAAAAGGCCAAGGCCAGGGTGCAGCTCCCGGAGATCATGACGGAGGACGAGATACTGCGGGAGGAAGCGTTCCGGCGTAAGTGGGAGATATAAAAAAGCCCCGGCGGGGGCTATTTTAAGTATTGGGCTATTTTGTCACGAGCTTTTTTGATTTCGTCGCGGCTTTGATCATTATTGAGTGATTGTAAAAGCATCGTGCTCCTCACGATATGAATAGCACCAGACAATATTGTTTCATCAGTCGTTGTGTTTGTCCACTCAGTATTTACTTGGCCGATTTCTTGGTATGCTTTGTCCGCCGATATATCTCTTGCAAGGTAATCATCAATAACATTCACTGTCTGTTGCGCCGCAGTTTTTGCCTCGTCGCGTATGTTATATTTTTGCCCGCAGCTTGCAAGCGAAAATAAAGCAAGAACTATAAGCGCAATAGTTACAAAACGTTTAAACATAACACCCCTCCAAAAAAGAATAAAAGTATTTTACCATAATTTTCAACAACAATCAAGCATAATAATAACAGTTGCATTCCACGAATAAAAGTGCTATAATACGGTTATAAAAACTATGAGGGCGCTGAGAACGCCCTCATAGCGGCACGGTTGCATTGCAGTTAGGCCGATTGATTACAAAAAAGAATAACCGTCAACCTTTGCGTAGGGGCGGTTATTTCTTTTTAGTCCTAATTATGAGGATGACTAACGTCGCAAACGCGATCATTAACATCAAAGATTCATAAACAGACATGGGCCTCACCCCCTTCCGGGAGTATTGGCCTAACCGCCCTGCAACTGTGCTTGTACCCATTATAACACATATTTTAAAAATTGCCAGCCCTTCCGGCTGGTTTTTTAATGCCCATAAAAAGGTGTGATACACTTGGCCGCAGACGGAAGTATAAGAATAAGCACGGAGCTTGATACCGCCGGCTTACAGTCATCGCTTGACAAGATGAACTCGATGGTTGAAAAGGGCATGAAGATAGCCCAGATGAGCATAGCCGGCCTTGCTGTGGGCGAAGCAGTCAAGAAGCTCGGCGAAATCGGCATTGAGTTCAATATGCAGATGCAATCGCTTCAAGCCAGCTTTGAGACGATGACGGGCTCGGCTGAGCAGGCGACAAGCCTGATAAATAACCTTAAAACTATGGCGGCGGCGACCCCGTTTGAGGTAACCGGCCTCGCCGATGCTTCAAAGGTTATGATGTCGTTCGGGGAATCGGTTAATGATCTCTTGCCTGACTTAAAGATGCTCGGCGATATATCCCAGGGCGACAGCCAGAAGCTTAAGGGTTTAGCGCTGGTTTATGGCCAGGTGCAATCGGCTGGAAAGCTGATGGGCCAGGACCTGCTGCAAATGATAAACAACGGCTTCAACCCGCTTCAGGTGATATCACAGAAAACCGGCGAGGCTATGTCTAGTCTCAGGGACAAAGTCTCCAAAGGTCAGATAAGCTTTGACGATTTAAGACAAGCCATGATAGCCGCCACAAGTGAGGGCGGCTTATTCTTCAACGCCATGGAGAAGCAGTCACACACCCTCCAAGGCCAGCTATCTACACTCTCAGATAACTTTCATCAGAAGATGGGCTCTATCATGGAGCCGCTTGTGAATGAACTGACGAACAAAGCGGTCCCGGCACTTAATGACTTTTTAAGCACCGCCGATTTCAGGGGCGTTGCCGACGGTTTGAATGTAGTACTTGGCCTTTTAAAGCTTCTTGTGGGTTCTCTAAAGGAAATAGCCGTAGCCGCCGGTATTATGTTTGCCGCTATGAAGATAAACGCGATGGTTGCCGGCTATCAGGCCGCCCTGCCGGTTGTGGCCGATCTTGCCAGGATGCTCAATACCAATGCCGCCGCGTTCTTACTCATGAGTGAAGAAATGACCATCGCTACGGCATCCCCACGACGCACACGACGCCCTATTGCCCTCTTTCCGCCGGAGGGCTTTTCTGACCTCAAGAGAGCCGGGATATCTCATGTTCTAAATCATATTGTTAGACGTTTATCGGGTTAGGCAAAACAAATAAGGGGGTACAGATATGAACGTCAATAATGATAAGAATTGTATAGAATC